TTCAAGATTCAATCGTTTCTGCATCTGGTAAAGTCTTCCTTGGTCATCCAGTGTTCGTAGTATCAGACGAAGCGTTTGGAAACGCTGGTGAAGCTCATGCGTTTATTGGTGACATCCAACGCGCTGTACTCTTTGCAGACCGTCAAGAATTGGGTCTACGTTGGACTGATAACGAAATCTACGGTCAATACTTGCAAGCAGTTGTACGCTTTGATGTGAAGAAAGCAGATGCAAAAGCTGGTTACTTCGTAACTATGCCCTAATACTCCCCCAACTAGCGGGGGTGTCTCACGGTCTGCGGTTACTCTAACAGTACCAACCGCAAGTAGCACCAAAGCCGACATCATGGCTTATCTCGATAGCAAAGGAATCTCATACAGTGCCTCACAAACCAAAGAGCAACTACTTGCATTGATTGGAGCGTGATCGTATGGCTGTAACGGATTTAGAAGATGTGAAACTCTACTGTAAGATCGATTTTGACTTTGAGGATCAAATGCTCGAAGAGATGATCGATGCTGCAGAAGATGAAATTTGTTTTGCTATTGGAAATGATGTAACTCCTCAAGATTTAGCAAAGTATGCTAAATTTACGCTTGCCGTTAAAAAGCAAGTAAAAGAGGAATACGAACATCGTGGCTTGTCTGCTGACACACAACGGCATGGATTAGCAAACGGTGTACTTAATATTATCCATCAACTACGCACACGGAGGGAACTTGATGATCACAAGAAAGATGAATCACAGAGTAACATTCTTCCGTGAGATTGGAGGTCAAAACGATGATGGTGAGGTTGTCTCTCCATCTCGCAAAAACCTCTACACTTGCTGGGCAGAAGTTGCTAAGACTTCCTTGAAAGACTTTCAAGAGGGAGCGAACCAAACTGCCAACAAGAAAGCTAAAGGGATTGTTTCTTCGAGCGAGTTGAAAACCTTGTACATTCGTCATAATCCAGAACGACCATTTGATAGCTCAGATCATGTTGAATTTAACGGATTTGAGTATGATATCGTATCGGTCGATGTGGATGAATCGTCATTTGATATGGACAAGATCAGTATTAAGAGGCGCACATGACAAAAGGTCTGGATCAGATTTTATCACGACTTAATGAACTGCAGGTCAAAGCCCCAAAGGCTGCACGAGCAGCAGTAGGAGAAGGAGCGGATGAAGTCGAGAAGATTTTGAAAGTAAATACACCAGTTTACTTCGTACTTGACGGTGTCCATGCCAAAGATGATACGAAAGTCACAGGTTTTAAAGGTGGTGACCACGGTTTGATATCAAAAGATATAGGCTTTGGTCGTGCTACAGGCTGGCGGATACACTTTCCAGACGATGGTACGAAATACCAAAAAGCACAAGGTTTTGAAGAAAAGACAATTAACGAAGCAACACCAATTGTTAAGGAAATATACGCTACGAAAGTGAAGGAGGGATTGGGATTGTGACAGTAGAAACAATGGCTTATAAGTTATTAAGTAATAATGACGAACTTAATAACTTACTCGATAAGCTACGAGGGAAGAAATTCGGTCTCGGCTTTAAACAAGGTATCTTTACTTACGATATCCCAGAGCGCCCTACGAACGCTTTGAGCAAGGAACTCGCTCCCTTTATGCGTATTTATCCGACCTATGAAAATGATGTTGAGTTTGCAGATGATAAATCCATCTCGACCGAACACAGGATCACGATTAATTATTGGTGTTTAAACGCTAAGCAGTCCGAACAGATTGCTGAATTGATGGATAAGATTTTAGAAAGTAACGGTTTTGAACGTTACACAACAAACGAACTGCCAAGATATAGAGATAACGATATTGACTTACTGGTTAACGTAAGAAAGTATCGTTTTTTTGATTGGCAACTGGAAAAATTAAGAAACGAGGATTAATGAATGTCTAAAGTTAAATTTGGATTGCGTGGATTTGAATTTGGTGAAGTAACATCAGAAAACAAAGTCCCAACAACTATGAAATTGACTGGTATGAAATCTGCTAAGATTGATATCACGAACGAACTTGTAACGATTGCTGCCGATGATGGACCATACGTAGTATTGTCATCTGGTATCACAGGTACACAATTGGAAATCTCAGTACTTGACTTGCCAACAGAAGCACGTAAGGTATTGTACGGAATTGAAGTAAAAGACGGTATGGAAGTGTACAACAAGAACCTCACTCCTAAAGATGTGGCTTGCATCTTCCGTACATCTACAGAAGATGGTAAAGCTATCTGGATTGGTCTCCTTAAAGGGAAATTCTCTCTTCCAGGCATGGAAACTGAAACCAAAGACGGCTCACCAGCGCCTAAAGAAGACAGCATAACAGGTAACTTTGTGGCGCGTGGAGATGACGAAAACGGTGATGTAATGATCATTGCTCGTGAAGATAACCCAGCGTTTAATCTCCAAAAATTCCGTGACGCTGTCTTCCCAAAGTCGTAAGCGCCTCACCAGCATCGCCTGTAGGCGCAGGATAACAACTTTCTAAGCATGGATGTATTTCCATGCTTTTTATTTTTATTTAAGGAGTAGGAAATGTATACAATCAAGCTAAAAATCGGTGGAATTGATAAAGAATTTACCAAAGAATACATCAATGTAGAGGATAACCTCCTTGCAACTGAGCAAAACGTGCGACAATCAGCACTTATCCAAGACCCTAAGAAAGCGAATGATCCAAAAGAAAATCGCAAACTAAATGAAGCATATCTCAAGATGTTCGTGGATATGTTTGGCGGTCAATTTAAAGTTGAAGATTTGAAGCAAGCAGATATCGCGATTTTAAAAACACTTGAAAAAATCTATTTTGCAGCGCTTGGAATTAAAGAAGAAGTGGTCGAAGAACTTGAGGGTGAAGACGAAAAAAAGGGATAAGCCCAGAAGAAGCGCGTGATAATCTTTTAATCTGGTTTCAAGAGCTGATGCAACAAGGGTATACGATCCTTGAAATTAAACAGATGCGACTTTCTGACTTTGATTTAATGGTTAAGGCATTTGAAACAAAGAAAGAGGAATCAGAGAAAGAAACAACGCTTGATAAAGCATTTCCGCTTTTATTTGGTTAGGAAAGGAGGATAAATGGCTAGTAATTTAGGTGAATTAGTAGCAACTGCATCGCTGGATATCCAACCGTTTATTGGTAATACCAAGCAGTTGAGCTCATATATGCGCGGTCTGGATCGCTCTTTATCAGCGATGGAGAAATCCTTTAAGAATGTCGGCAAAGGCGGTAAGAACCTAACTGGAATGAAAACCGTATTGGGTGAAACTGCGAATAGTATCAAGGCCTATGAAGGCATTTTGAAGCAACAAACAGATCATTATAATAATCTAAAATCAAAGATTGGTGATTTGAGTAGTGCAAGTGCAAAGAACAAGGAAGACTTGCTGGGCGCACGTAATGCGATGTTGCAGACTGCTACGACCTTATCAGATTTGAGGGGGCGATATGCTGACCTCACAAGAGAAATCAATATCCAGTCCAGTAAATGGACACAAGTTGGTGACAGCTTGCATTCATTCGGATCGAAGATGCAGGGTATTGGTTCTAAAATGCAAAGTGTTGGATCAACGCTTACCAAGGGTCTGACTGTACCACTACTTGCTGGCGCTGGGGTTGCGGTTAAGGCTGCGATTGACTATGAAAGTGCCTTCGCGGGCGTTAAGAAAACAGTGGACGGAACTCCACAACAATTTGCACAACTATCTACCAGTATCCGTGAGATGGCAAAAGAAATGCCATCTAGTGCGGTTGAAATTGCCCATGTAGCAGAAGCGGCAGGGCAATTAGGTGTACCTATTGGCGCGATCAAAGACTTTTCGAAGACCATGATCAATTTGGGAGTGTCTACTAACCTAAGCTCGGAAGAGGCTGCATCATCGATCGCTAAAATTGGTAACATCATGCAAGTGTCTGGAAAGGATCTCGGTACATGGTCTGGGCACTTTGGCTCTGCCGTGGTGGATTTGGGTAACCATTTTGCCACAACTGAACGCGATATTGTCGAAATGACAAACCGTTTAGCAGCGGGCGGTAAGCTAGCTGGTTTGACTACACCAGAAATTCTTGGCCTTGCGACTGCGATGAGTAGTGTAGGTATTGAAGCTGAGGCAGGGGGAACTGCGATGAACCAGACCCTTACTGGTATCGGTAAGGCAGTGGCTGGTGTAGGTAAGGGCGCAAGCTCTAAACTAAAACTTATCGCACAGACTGCAGGTATGACCGCAGAAGAATTCTCTCAGGCTTGGAAACAGAAACCAGCGGAAGCATTGCAAGCATTTATTAAAGGCTTACAACGTGCGCACGATGAAGGCAAGAACATGGACGGTATCCTTTCAGATTTAGGTATGAAAGGTATCCGTCAAGGTAATATGTTGAAATCTCTTGCATCTGCATCAGACAAGATGAGTGAGGCAGTGAACCGCTCAAACTTAGCTTGGAAAGAAAACAACGCACTTACCAATGAAGCAAGTAAACGCTACGAAACCACAGAATCACAACTTAAAATCTTTAAAAACAAACTTACTGACATCGCTATTGAATTTGGTGGGCCACTTTTAAAAGCGTTAAACAGTGGTTTGGATGCTGCGAAACCGTGGCTACAAACCTTATCGGATATGGCTAAGAAATTTAGCGAGATGTCTACTGAGCAACAGCAAAATATCATCAAGTGGGGTGCTATGGCTGCTGCAATAGGGCCAGTTATTAAATTCTTGAGCGGTGGCGCAAGTATTATCGGAGGGTTTGCTAAAGTTATCGGAGCTACTACAAGGGGGATCGGTAAATTTAGTGGAATCCTTAAAACTATTTCAAACGGTGGCGGTTTTATCAATGGTTTGAAACAGATGGCCACTGGTATGACCGCTACTGGCACGGCTGCTGAGGGTGCGGCTGCAAGTACAGGATTGTGGAGTACGGCAGTAGGGTTACTTGGTAACCCGTTAACGTGGGGTGTTATCGCTGGTGGTGCTGCACTAATAGGCATTGGGATCATTGCGAAAGAAATGGCGGATGCCAACGAACGGACCCAAACGTGGGGTACGAGCGTAAGCAAACTCCAAGATCAAGAATTGTCACGTTTGAAATCCAAAGTCGATGAAGTGCATCAAGCTACAATCGGATTTGGTAAAGGTGGCGCACAAGCGGTTGAGAATGTACGTAAGAGCGTACAGGGACTTGCTGATGATATTCAAAAAGCGATTGATAAGGACCTTGAGAAGACTCTTAAAGGTCTTGAAAAAGTTGGTGCGAATGAAACAATCCAAAAACGTGCTGTAGCGCAAGCGGAACAGCAAAAGAAGAATGTACAATCTATGACAGATGAGATTGTGCAGATTTATCAAAACGCATCTGACCAACACAGAAAGATCACTCGCGAAGAGCAAGCGATTATCTACGACTACGAGAACCAATTTATTGATAAACAATTGTCGTTGCAGAAATATTCTGCAGATGAACGGACTGCGATCATGAAAGCCATGAATGGCCAGATTAGCGATCTGAATGAAACACAACTACGTAAAGGATCGGGTGTTGTCGCTAAGTGGCTAGAAAATGAGAAGAAACTCTACAATGAACAAGTGACTGCATTGAAAGATGCTCACGAAAAGGGGATTTATAGCCAGTCCGAATACAACAAGGAATTGGAAAGATTAAATTCCGAACACAAGGCTAAAATGGAAGCCTATGGCCGTGAGTATGCAGCTCTTCAAAAGAAACTGAGCGAAAAAGTACCGCTTAATTTTGGCGATGATCGACAACGTGAGCTGTATTTTAGCCAATTACGAAAAAGTTGGGCAGAACTTGGCCTTGATTACGACAAGATGATGGCTAAGGCAGATCAGTTTGCCGACGTCATTGGACGTTCTTCCGGCATGGTTGCAAAAGATACTGTAAATATGTCTAAAGAAACGAAAGAGGCCAACCTTATATGGAAAAGCCTCATCTGGGATCCGAAGACAGCGTCAGTAAAAACTAATGCACAAGAAGAAGTAACTAAAGCTCTTCAAGCTGAAAACGGCTGGGAGAATATGCAGTTTATTCTCAAGCACGCAAATCTTGAAACCAACGCTAAGATGACAATCGGACAAGCGCTGGTTGAGGTTGGCAAGTGGGATAGCTTAACCCCACAAGAGAAAGAGCTGGTCGTAGGCAACAATCAAGGTATGAAAGCAGTCCTTGATAGTAAGACATTGCTTGAACAGTACAATGCAATGCCAGCAGAAGTCAAGGAACTCTTGATGAAGAACACTGACTTTCTTTCATCTGGTGAACGTGCTACTGCCATCATTGAACGCTGGAACACACTGACACCAGAGCAGAAAGAACTCATATTAAAGGATGCTGCAAGTGATAAGGCCGAACGCGTTAGACTGGCAGTTGACTCACTCACTGGTATGGCCCACGTAGTTAATTTAGATGCGGAAGACAAGACAAAGAGCGCTATCGCTAGTGCGATGTCTAGCATCTTAACATTACCAACTGACCACAAGACGGATTTGATTGCAACTCCAGACGGGGTAACGCTTGGAACTAACCAAGCGATGGGTGCATTAGGTTTGTATAACGGATTCGCTGTACCGACTAAGCAGTTAACTGTTGATCCAAATAATGCCACGAATGGCGCACAACAAGCGATCAATAAACAGCAAGAGTGGAACAATACTCCAAGCCCTGTCAAACCGCAATTAGGCGATCCGACTGGTGCGATAACTGCTGCAAGACAAGCGATTGATAATCAAAACGCTTGGAACGCAACTCCATCACCAACCAAACATATGACAGGCGATAGTAGTAGTGCCGTCAACGCTGCGAACAGTGCCACCAATGCTATCAACGGTATCCCTACAAGTCACCACACGACTATCACAGCTACAGAAGTAGTAAATAGAGTGGTCAACTCATTCTCACGTGTATTTGGACACGAAAAAGGTACGAACTTCCACGAAGGTGGACTTGCAATGGTCAATGACCAGCGAGGAACACTCTATAAGGAAATGGTCACACTACCGGACGGATCATCGTTTATCCCAGAGGGCCGTAACGTGATCCTTGATCTTCCAAGAGGTTCGAAAGTCATGCGCGCTGGTTTGACTAAAAACTTTATGCGTGAATTAGGTATACCGAACTTTGCGGACGGTGTAGGTTGGAAACATTCGGAAGTTGCGAACGTTACGCAACGAATCAAGAATGTTAACGAATGGAAACGGAATAATGAACAGCGTGATTTAGTACCGTTTATCCAAGAGTTGATCGACCAAGTTAAACGCGGTAATAATCGTGATGAACGACCAAACCAAAACTACACATTGAATGTGCATGGAAATAGCACTGGTCAAGATTTGACACCAGAATTTATGAAACGTCTAATGCGTGAACTAGCATACTATACTAATCAAGAGGGGAGGGGGTTAGCTTGACAACATTTACTTTTAATGGAAAGAAGAATACTGAATTCGGCCTACGAGTTGCAGAGGGTAAGAAGATCACTACCTCCAGCCTCGATGTAGAGCGTGTGACTGTAGCAGGACGGGACGGTGACTTACTGATCAGTAATAACCGTCTTAATTCTGCTGAATTGAGCTTCCCTGTTAATTTTGTAAAAGAAAAAGGGTTGATCGCTACAGAAGTTTATAAAATTTCTGAGTGGTTAAATGTGGCAGGTTATAAAGATTTAACAATCTCTTATGATCCAGATTTTATCTATCGTGCTGCATACCTTGAAACGTTTAGCATTGAGGAGACTATGCGACAGTTTGGTAAAACAACAATCAATTTTGTTTGTTATCCAGTCAAATTCTACAAGCAAGGACGTACTACTCAAACTCTTTCAAATGGTGCTACAGTCAACGGCATCGGTAATGTCAACGCTAAACCAATCATCACATTAATTGGATCGGGCGACTGTACGCTTACCATCAACGGTCGCAAGACTAAGTTGAGAGCCGTACAGAATACGATCACGCTAGATATGCAGGCTAGACAGGTTTTTAGTGGGAACTTGCCAGCATGGGACAAGGTCGTGAGAGCGCCACAATACCAAATGCCGTACTTGGACGCTGGTCGTAACTTGATAAGTTGGGACGGCGATTTTACAGTCAAAATGGCACCATATTGGGGGGTTAAGTTATGAGACCTATACTATTTAATAAAAACGAACAATCGTTTGATACGTATGGTCTGGGCGAGCTTAACGTAACCAAAGGTACAGCAACAAGGGAACGTAACGGGAATTATATGCTATACGCTGAAATTCCCGTCAATGACCCGATGGTTTCGATCTTGCAAAAAGAGATGAAGCTAAAGGCTGACGCTGGACTACGTACCAAGAATCAAACTTTTGAAATCTCTCGTATCGTCAAGGATAGCAGTAACATTGTTAAAATCTACGGTCAGCATATCTCTCACAAGTTGGAATACATGGCATTGAGAAATGCCACAGCATTTGCTGGATCAGCATATAGCGCACTAGGTATCTGGAAGGGTGCTTTAATTGGTGACCTACGCTTCGATGTCTGGTCAGATATCCAGACGGTTGGTAAGGGTGTGTTTGATATCTCCAAAATGGAGAATGCCAGACAGGCTCTTGGTGGTGTCGAGGGTTCAATCCTTGATATCTACGGTGGTGAATACGAGTTTGACAATACAACCGTGCGACTGCATAAGCAGTTAGGTCGTACTGCTCCAACCGTGCTAGAGTATGGACGGAATATCTTATCTGCTGAACTCGATGAAACAATCGAGAGTGCATATACTAGCGTGTTACCATTCGCAACTTATACTCCCGAAAAGCCAGAGGGCGACACTAGCGATAACCAGCCCGATGCAGTAACCGTAACGCTCCCAGAGGATTATGTAGATAGTAAATACAAGGACCTATACGCACATCGCAGAATTAAAATCGTAGATTTCTCTAGCGAGTTTAAGAACGATGGGAAAAACAAGGATATTCCAACAGTTGAGAAATTGCGTAAGATGGCCACTGACTACATGGGCCGAAACGCAATCGGTAAACCTAAGATCAATACCAAGATCGAGTACGCTGATCTAGCACGCACGCTTGATTATGCTGATAATGGCTGGATCGAAGAAGTTGAACTATGCGATATCGTGCCTGTTTATTATCCACAGATCGGGCTAACCGATGAAACTTTGGAAATAACCACGATCACTTATGATTTTGTCAACGAGCGAAACGAAAGCGTGGAATTTGGTGATATCGGCACGAACGTTAGAGCGACGATGCAGAATGGACTTGCTGGCAAGGTTGATGATATTGCCAAAGCTCAACAAGCGTTTGAGGACAGCTTACCAGACTATCTTTTAAATGCTCAAGGTAACAAGGTCTGGTATAACCAACCAGACGACAAAGAGCATAAAGTCGGGGATATCTGGTTTGAGAAAAACGGTATCTATGATCGAATGTATGTCTGGAACGGCGAGATGTGGGAGAAGCGCATCGATACTGAGGATATCGATAAGATCAAGAAAGAGGTTGATAAAAAGTTAGAACAAGCCAAGCAGTTAACCGCTATTGACATTGCCAAGGCAGACGCGAAAGCCCAAGAGGCACTGGCCAAGGCTGGTACAATCCCAGATACGGCTACATTGTCCGAACAGATCAAGGCACAAGTTTTAAACAGCGAAGAGTTTAACCATCTGACCGAAACGAATAAGCTGTATGAGCGCGTGATCGGTGAGAACGAGACAGATATGCCAGACAAGTTATCACGGCTTGTTATGGGAAGTCAGATCTTCCAAACGGAAGTTGGGAAGTACTCAACAACGGGTGGACCAAATATGCTCCGAAATTCGCGAGCCGATGATGGCTTGAAATATTGGACTGAAGCTAATGGACGGTTGAACTTCACAGCTCACAAATTTTACCTCAACGGTCAAAAGAGGATGTTTTCTCTAAGACCAGGAGCATTTGTCCACAGTCCGCGATTTATCATCAAACAAAATACAAATTATATGCTTAATTTGATAGCTTTTGATGCTAACACAGCACGCTTTAAAATTGCATTCTGTAAGCGTAGAAAAGGATCGACGAATGACTTCGACGAAATGCAAATAATTTTTGACAAGACTGGAACACCAGCGTTTGACTCAAACGGAGCCGTCAAGAAATCATTTAGCTTTAACACAGGGGCATTTGATGAAGGCTATCTGTTATTTAATTATCAAGGGAATCCTAACGGCTGGTCTGGTCTATTTATGACAGAACTTGACTTTTACGAGGGATCTAGTGATAGGCTTTGGCAACCAAGCCCAGAAGATAGTGCTGAACCTATCGAAGCCGTCAGAACGCAAATGACGCTACTGGCCGGCTCGTGGGCGGTCAAAAACCTTAACAGCAATGGCGATGTACTCAACTCAATCAATGTACTCGCTAACGGCACGAACCGAATTGATGGACGGTTGACACACATCACAGGCCAGACCGTTATTGATGAAGCCGTGATCGATGGTGCGTCCATCAAGTCTTTATCGGCTAGTAAATTGTCTGGTGGCGAGGCTGACTTTGCTAAAATGAATGTGGTCAATTTTGACGCGAAGAACGTGACGTCCGGGACATTCACGGGACTTACATTTAGAGGAGGCCTGATCGAAGGGTTAAACGGCAAGATGAATATCGATCTGCAAAACAGTCAAATAAATATATTGGATAATGATGCAGGGATCAATCGGCAAAAAGGAGGATTCCCGTTGCAATTCATCCGAATGATAAACGATGAACTGATCACTAATCGCGGGGTTAAGAAATCGGCTCTAACAATTATCGGTTCAAATCGTGACGGGACTGGATTTTCACATAACAGCGGTTTTGCTGGTTTTAGATCATACAACAGCGCTACTGATTCGCTTTCTGAGGTTGTTGGTGATCAAGTGCTTATTATGACTAATAATAGCAAGCGTAGCCCGTGGATATTTAAGGCAGCAGATTATACTGATAATCATCACAGATTGATACCGTCAAATGAGAATGGTACGAGACATTCGATTGGCCGAAGCGATAGGCGATTAGGCGAAATCCATGTTGACGAGATATACATTAACGGTGTCCGTCTTAAAATGGCATTAAAAGATATGCTCAATCGCATGGGCTATCGAGGAACAGGAAATTGGGGGGATAATGTAAATTGATGAACGAACAAACATATCAACGAACTTTGAATAAAATCAGCTTTAGGCTAGCGAATTTGGAGATGGTATCAGCGCAGTTTGAGGCGCTTTACGAAGAATCGCAAGAGCAATATAAGCAAGTTAACGACTTACTAGCTAAGTTTAACAAGGTTTTAGAGAGCGATCCAGCACTCAAAGAGTTGTTTGACGAGGCTTCTGCTAAAATCGAGGGGGTAAAAAAGTAGATGGAATTTAAAGTAGTAAACAAGTTTTTGCAAGAGCAAAATAAGACCTTTGTGGCGATCCGCTGTCAAGACCCTTATACGGCTTATGACCGTATTTTGGAGGGTAACCACATGGGAGAAACAGACGAGACTTTGATCCAAGCTGTCAAAAAAATGGTCCAGATCGAGAATGATCCGTCTGGTGCTATGTCATCCATGCAACAGCTTATCGATTTGACATCTCAAAAAACGAATGAAAACGAAACGATCGTTAAGCGAATGGATAAGCTACAAGCAATCTTTATCGAGTACACGATTGCGAGTGGTCATATGCCTATCAAGACCTATCAAGAGATCTCAGCATTGCTCCCAGAACTCAAACCTAAAAAACGGTATTTGACGAATGATATCGTACAAGCTACTTATCCGTATGATACCAATCCAAAATATCCGCAAGGCTCGCCCGTTATTTTAAAATTTATCGACAATTTTAATTATAACGACGAGGGAGTACAAGTGTTGTTACAACGTGGCGCAGTGTCGATCATAATGCCACAATTCGAGGAGGTGAGTGAATGATCCATTTTACACCAGAGGATATCTCGATGATGGTCGGATTTATCGGGATCCTCCTTGGTATCTATGGCAATTTTAAGGGCAATATCGTAGCACAAGAAAAGCGCATGGTAATCTTGGAAAAAGATATCGAGACCATGCGGGACTTTCGTCTAACGGCTGTCAGACGGCTCGATAACCACGATGAGCAGAATAAGTCCTTGCTGATCCTCGCAGAGCAGGTAAAAGCTTTGAGCGAGGATATGAAGGAGCTAAAGGCTCTTATCCAGAGCAAGAATTAGGGAGGTGATGTGATGTCGAGTATCATGACGAGTATTCGGCAGGTCGATGGTGGAAGTGTTATCAAGTCTGGTGACACTTCTTCTGTTTTTAAGTTTGAGATTCTTGATGATGATTTCGTCAAGAAGGACCTCACAGGCACAGGGAAGCTGGCCATTTTTAATTCTAAAAACGTGATCCTATACCAAGATGTAACGGTTGAGAACGGTAGTTTTAGCTTTAAGTTTGACAAGGTTGTCGCGCCTGGATATTACAAGCTAGAGATCAAACTAGACGGCTACGTGTTCCCTACGGGAGACTTTGAAATCCGTGTACGTCCATCATTTAACCCAGCGAACAGCGTACCAGAGTCAGCCGAAGACCCAAAATAGTAGCGTTGGCCGAAGAAGTTAGGAAGCAGTTGGGCAACGTTAAAATAGACGAGCTTCCAGACCTATTGACAATATATAACTTATCTAAAATTTGAAAGGAAAAAATATGGCAGAAAATAAACTCGAAGCAGTAGTAGTTGCAATCGGAACCGATATCAAAAACTTGCGTAAAGCGATTGACGACAAGGAAACAAACGCAGGAATCACAGAGCAACAACTCAATGAAGCAACCCAACGTGTTAAGTCTGACATTTTGGGCGAAGGTGTGCCAGAGAATTTGGATACGCTCAAAGAAATCGCAGAGAAGATCGCTACTCTTAACGGTGATACGAGCGGTGCTATCGTGGCTAAGTTAACAGAGCTTGGTCAAAAAATTGACGCTGTGACTGATGTTGATTATCTCGCAGCATACAATCAAGCGAAAGGAGAATAATATGAATCTAGTCGAAGCATTTAAACAAATCGGACGTGATATCAGAGATTTAACCACTCGATCAAAAAAAATCGAAACAGATACGGCTGCTAAAATCCAGAGCATTGAGAAGCTGGAATGGTTAAAATCGTCTGCTTCGTGGGCAGC